TTCAATCGTCTTTTGATACTACGAATAGTTTTTACTCCTAATAATTTAATTTGTCCCATAATTTTGTTTTTTATATTTATTTATACAGGTCCTCCTGTTACTATAAATAGTATACAACATTTTTATTACAAAATCAAGTATTTATTATTATGGCTAAAAAAGATGAATTTAAGAAATACCTCTCAAGGAGAATGTGGACAGAGCAAGGGGTAGTATACTTTTGTCGTATATGTGGAGAGTACTTACCTGAGAACCAATTCTATAAAAGGAATGATACCCCCTTTAAAATTGATTCAAGGTGTAAGATACACTATTCAAGGAAAGAAGACAACGACAATGGGGAAATGGATTACTTCAAATTAAATTCGTTGACTGAGAATGACTTTGTTCAAACTCAAATTATATTAGAGAAGATGGGATATAAGTTTGGAATTGAGGAATCAGTGCATGAACAATTCTTAAAGAAATATAAAATAACAGGAGATACCAATGGCGTTTAAAAACTATCCACAAGATTATATGGAAAATGGTATCTATTACCATTATTGCTCGGCATGCCAAGAATTTCATGACGCTGAACAATTCTATCTTACCTCAGATAAGGGGTTGATGAGAATATGCAAAGAAATACAAAAGGAAAAAAACCGTGTAAATGTTCAACGACATAGAGATTGTGAAACCACACAGAACCAAAATGTTAAAGAAGAGGCAGAGCGAATTTTAACCGTTCTGGGATACGAATTAAACAATGATGATAATCCCGTCCACGAACAGTTCAAAAGACGAATACAGAGGAAATATGGAGGTTTAAGGTAATGTTTTGTTACCGGCAAACTTATCCAATACAGAACCACCGAACATACCAAGAACAATCCACATAAGACCGTCCCACATGAACTCAGGTACTTTGATTTCCATAAAGACAGAGATGAAGTAGGACACCAACATTACAACCATTGTAACGCTTCCCCAAAATCTCTTGGATGAGATGTCTGTGCCATCTCCGAGTAACTTTTGAATAAAATCTTTCATACCAATAAATATTTCATTTTTTTTTCATCTGAGTTTGTGCAGTTCAAAACTTCGCCGTATATTCGTAGGACTAAAATGAAAAACAACATGACACTTACTAAAAAACAACAGAAAGTCGTAAACGGAATGCCTAAATCGACTCAAAAGAAATTCGGCGTATTGTTCTCAACTCTTAAAAAAGGTATCACCTTAACAGGTTTGAAAGAGACCTACGATGTGAAAGAAATGTGGATTAACAACTACGCAGGTCAAAACATCTACCGTGTAAAGTTTGACTACCGCTTCCGTGCGATGGTTCAAGTTGGTTCAAACGGTGTGTTGAACTTTGTCGAAGTCCAATCTCGTGAAGGTCTGTTGAAATAACAGACCTCACATTTTGTTAATTCAAAAATTAATTGTATATTCGTGATATGAAAACAATCCAAGTAACAATCCAAGAGTTGAGGATGGCAACCCGTCCCAACATCTACAAGAACAAGAAGAAATACACACGCAAAGAAAAACACAAAAAAAACTATTAAGATGAAAGATATCAAAGATATTCTCGATAAAGTTGAAAATACATACGCATCAAAATATTCTGATGCTCAACTGATGGCTATTCAAAAAAGAACTGAAACAAACAGAAAGAAATATCCACATTTGTATGATGAGACATGGGCAAAAGATTTGTATGATTATTGGGTTCAATCACAAAAATCACTAAAAGACATTGCCAAAGAAAAAAAACTTTCATTCACATCTTTGAACAGAGCATTTGAAAGATTTCAGTTGGAATTTCCAAGAGAAATTCTTGAAGAGCGTTGGAAATCTCATCGTCAACAACAACACAAACGCAATCAAGTTGATGAAAAAATTCAAGACATCAAAAATGGAATGACCGTTAGAGAATTTTCTGAGAAATGGGGTGTTTCAAAACGAGCATTTTACAACATCAGAAGAAGATATTGTGCAACCAAAAAATAAATTGTATATTTGTATTATGAAAGACATCAAAAATATTCTCAGCAAGATTGGTGACAAAACAAAATACACTGATGCTCAACTCATTAGTTTTGATATCAGGTCTCAAAAAGCCAAACAAAGGAATCCACATCTTTATGATGAGATGTGGGTTAAATCAATGTTTGAATCTTGGGTCAAATCAAAACAACCATGGCGTCAATTTTGTGAATCAAAAAATATTCCCACCAAAAGTTTCCGTCAATCATTGAAAAGATTTGGTTTTGAATATCCAAAAAATGTCGCTTACAAATTGAGAGAAAAGAGAGGCTCAACTTATCAACTCGGACATGAAGGATTGAGAAAATCCAAAAAGATTGAAGACAAAGTCAAAGACATCAAAAAAGGGATGAAGGCTAAAGAATACTCTGAGAAATGGGGCGTCTCTAAAACATCATTCTACACTTTGAAAAAAAGATATGAATTGTAAAAAAATTTGTGTAACCAAAAAATAAATTGTATATTCGTACTATGAAATTCACAGGACAACAACAAGTAGATTATCAAGCCGGTTCAAAACGAAGAGCCCGTTTGAAGTTCATGGGTCAGACAATCAAAAATGTCGACGCCACGGACACATACCCCCACTATTACATCTATTCCAAACCTGGTTTGGGAAAGACGCACACCATCACTGAAGCGTTGAATGATTCAAAACATTATGTTTACCACATGTCAGCGGCTGAGTCAATGTTCATCTTCGGAATCCACCTTGCGGTTTTGAACTACAATGTTCCAAAATCTCAGACAATCATGGTTGTTTTGGATGACGCTGAGAACTTGTTGGGAACAACAGAGAACATCAACATCTTCAAGAACATGTTGGACGGTTCTCGTTCTTACAAGTACTCCAAGAAACTTGACTCAATCTTGTCTTCAATGCCCGATGAGATTCAAGAGGCAGTTTCTGCTCACACCAAAAGCAATGAGATTGGTTTCACCGTTCCAACATCTCGTTTCTGTTTCGTGTTCACCTCAAACATCAAACTCCCTGAGTATGCTGATTTGAACCGCAGAATGTCAGCAGCAAAGACAACACGCACCATGCACCTTCTGGCAATTCGTGACCGTGTTCGTCCTGTTGAGTTTGATTTGAATGAGATGGAGATTTGGGGTTGGATTGCTGACACCGTCTTGACTGAAAAGGTTTGTTCTGAAACACCCGAAGAGGTTGTCTTGGAAGCATTGAATTTCACCTACGAGAATTGGGACTCATTGAAGACCAAGTCAATTCGTCTGATTCAACAGATGTGTGATGAATACAAACAACATCCTGACAATTACAAAACCATTTGGGAGATGGACTACATTTAATCTAAACACTATGACCAGAAAAGACCTCACAGAAATGATTGGAGCCCTTGATGGGCTTCAATCCAACAAGTTCATTCTCAATCAAATTGACCACGCTCAGGAGACGATTGTGGTGACAAAGGAGTATGGATATGATTTGCTCAAGAAGTTCAAGCAGATGAAAGATTTGACACCTTATGAACTGAAAAACATGGACTTTGAAATTCACTTTGAAAATGAAAATTGAAATCAACAAATTGATGAAGAGCGTCGACAAGTATTCTCATTTGTCTGACGCTCAAATTCAATCTCTTCAGAAAATGAGAGATAGTGGTAGATTGGGGGCATATTGTCTCCACAATCAAAAAATATCAAAACCAGTGATGAAGTGTGATTTGGAAGGTAATGTGATTGAAGAATACATCTCGATAATGGAAGCCAGTCGTCAAAATGGTGTCTCACCCAAAACAATCCGAAGTGCTCTTGTACACAAATCAAAATCAAGAAAAGGTTTTGTTTGGAAATACAAAACCGATTAAGTATATTTGTAAGACAATTAAAGAAACAACGACTATGAAAAAAATTGATAATTTGGAGTTCAGAAAAATTGATTGGATTGAAACTGACAATGGAGTTAAATGCATTGAAAAAGTTTGCTATCTTTCAATTTATGAACCATCAACTGAAAAAGAGTTTGATTTCTTGGTCAAACCAAATGGTGACATTTTGATTGGTGAATATTCATCCAATGTGAATCAACAGTTTGTCAGTGAATCATTGTTGAAAGCCCAATCTTTCATCATTGAAGAGTTCAAGAAAACATATGATTTGGAAATCTCAGAATAACACCGTATATTTGACCTATGAAAAGACAAACAAAAAAACAGTGGTGTAAGGACTGGTTGGAAGGTTGGGGAGTGAATGTCTCTCCTGAAATCCACAACAATTTTTACCAATCAATCGGTGGATATGGAAAAAAACCAAACATGTATGATTTGGAAACATACAAAAAAATGGTAATTCACACCCAAAAGTTTTTGGTAGTATCAGAATAACACCATATCTTTGTAAGACAATTAAGTAAAACCCTTTAATAATAAACAACATGAGCAATTTGAATGACCTCCGCACAATGAAAGAAAAAGAACAACTTGACCCCAACGAAATGATGGAAAACGGTTTGACCCGAGCCCAGAATGAGAAAATCCAAAAAGATTCTGAAGGATTGGGAGCCATCCTGTCTTTGGTTTCAATGGGTCTGGCACTCTACGCTTTGTCTCTCGTCTTCTAAAAAAAATATGGGAGACCTTTGGTGGTCTCCTTTTTTATCCCTATATTTGTAAGACAATTAACAATAACAACAGAAATAAAATGAAAAACATCCTCATCCCCGTCCTCGCAATGGTAACCTTTTTGACCTCATGTGCCCCCACTCAAGAAGATTTGGTGGTTCAGAAAGTCCAAGAAAGCATGAAAGACCCATCGTCTTTTGAATTGGTCTCTGTCACTCATGACAGCGTCTTCGTCTCTCAACACCTTCAAGAGTTGATTGACTACTGTGGTCAAAAATGTTCACAACACATCGACAAAGCAAATGAAGAATTGGAATGGGCAAAATCATTTTCAAGTTCACGAATGATTCAACGATATCTCGACAAATCAAAAATTGAATCACAGATGGCAAACTCATGGTTGACCAAACAAAAAGAGTTCAAAGACAAATTGGTTGAGGTCAACAACACTCCTCAAGACACCCTGATGAAATTGAACTACACCGTGAAATGCTACGGAAACAACTCATACGGTGCTCGTGTCATCAACGACATCAAGGTTTCTGTCAAACCAAACGGTGAGATGACTTTGAACTAAAATATGGGGGAGAAATCCCCCATTTCATTTGACTTTTATGCATAAAATACCTATATTTGATATATGAAAAGAAGTAAAGAACAACACCAAGAATCAATCCCGATGTATGGGTATCAGCGTAGGGAAATGAAAGAACAATTAGAATTAATCACATTTAAAAAAAGTAGAGGATATGGGACAACCAATAGCAACAGAAAAGGATAGACAGATTATCCGTCAGAGCCAGTCAAAATTGGCATTAGAGTATTTTAACGCATGTGGAGTTTGCCCCACATTAACAGATTTAATCAAAACAACCACCATGTTGGAAGATTTCGTCATCAACGGATATTCAAGCACCATGATTATGAAATTTGAAAAATTGGATGCTTATATTCATGACGAATATATTGGAAAGAAATAAAACCGATGCTGTTGTGTTATTATTTTTAGTGATAGGGGAGTTTTCGGTCTCCCCTTTTTTTATGAATTTTTCTTTTTGAATCTATCCCAAATTCTAATCAGGTTAATAACTAAACCTGTTAGCAACAACAATAGGGTCAATTCCCCCTGAAATTTCATTAGATAGGCAAACACTCCTGCCATGGTTGTGGTATTGGCTACAATATCTTTATTTTCCATATTACGAGTTGGTTGAGTGTCCATACCATGTTGGGAATTCAGAACCACAACATAATGGTCCAAGAGCGTTAAAGTTACTTGAACCTATCTTTTTTCTCCAATAATACCCATTACCAGGTAATGTGATATTCGCGGCAAATGCTGTTTTCGTTTCTGGTGGTAATTGACCATCGTTTAAGTTACCATTATTGTATTCAGGATACAAACCACTACGGAAGATGAGATGTCTTCTTAAAAGGTTATCTGAGAACTCTGCTTGGTCTTTGGCATTGCTCTTTAAGAATTGAAATGTCTTAAAATCAATGGCGTTTCCTTGTTCAGAGCGGTTTTGAACCAAACCAACTGACATGAACTTCACCATAAAATTATCAAGAGCCATATAGTATGAGTAATTAATCAACGCAGGTTGAATATAAGTGTCCAATAAATTCTTGTAATTAGCATTGGCTCCTGTTGAAATATCACCGGTGCTAATCAAGTTTAAGATTTTATTGAACAGATTCGTCCCTAAGGTCTCTTGAATTTGAATATTTTGACTGGTAAGAATGCAGTATCTTAACTCGTCAGTTTGCACATTGCCTCCGATTGCCGTATAGGTCTTCAACAGTTCTTCAGATATCATCATTATGTTGTTCATAGTAATCTATTTTGTTCTATTACAAGTGAGATTTCCTCACCAGGATATATCAACTGAACCAACGGCTCCAATTCTCTATTTAAGAACTTCTGAGTTGGTATAATTGATGTATTCATAAATATGTTAAACGCCGTCTCTAATTGCTCGGCAGATGAACTAAATCCTGTTCTTGATGGTAAACCGATGATTGATGGGTCAGGGATATTGTGACCAGCCAAAATCTGATGTTGTACCAACTCAAATACCTCTTGGTAGAAACCTTGTTGAAGATTTGATTGGATTTGTGTAATATCAGGTTTTTCAGTTTGGTCTCCATAAGATACAATCACCCTACCTGCTTTTTCAGACCCCACATAACGGTCCTCAATAGATTGAAGGATTTGGTTCTGTTCCAACTGAGAATCAGGAGCAGGAACATTGAAATGCACCCACAGTGAAGGGTTGGCACCATTTAACAAATTGGCAAGGTTATAGACCGTTATTTGGTGGTTTAACTTAATGTCGTTAATCGTTGCCAAATACGATGGAACACCATAAAACTCATAACCAGGTTGATACATCTTGATATGAACAATCTGTCTGTTCTCAAAATCTTTTGGATTGAACTCGTGGAATTCAACGATTCCAGCCTTTCTCCAATTCGCCCAATCACGACAATAGAGATATTTGTTCGCATACCCACCCAATTCATCAGGCTTGTGAACTCTCATATATTTTGAAGGAATAACATGGAAACCAGCAATACCTTCTGACCTGTCCTGTTTCCAAATTACCTCAAGGAATAAATTACCTGTAACAATCAATTCAAAGAACATTTGTTTATTAACATCATTCAACCATTGTTTTGAGTTGATTTTGTAATCGTTAACATATCCTTGACCGACACAGTTATTAACACGAGCGGCAACGGCTGAATAGTGTATTGGGCTCTCGTCCAATAAGAGATAAAGTTCTTCTACAAACATATTATCTGCTCCCCAACGAACGAACAGTTCATTGCGGTTGATAACCTCCTTAAAGTTGGTGAGGGTATCCGTTCCAAAATTGAATTTTTCTATATTAATCATCCTTCGTAAACTATAAATATATCGGATGTTCCAGTGTATGAAACTTCCGTTGTTGATGTTCCTGAACTAATCACCTCAGCAATTCCCTCATAAACTACATCATAAGAATAGTTAGGATTTAAATTAGTTGTAGATTGTTGCTCATAAATCTTAACAAAGTATTGTCCAGGTA